CCATTGGAGACAACTCAGCGAATCGTTGCACTGAACAGCTTTTCGACCTTCTGGCGATAGGCTGCATCGGTTTTGTAGCGGGGGTCGCCCACCATCTGGTAGAGGTCGTCCTTGCTCGGCGCGTTCTCGTTGGGGGCGGTCTCGATTGGGATGCGGCCTTCGTAGGCTTCGCGCACCTTCATCAGCGCACGCAGGCCGTTGGCCGTGCCGCCCATGACCTTGAACTCGTCAAAGTCATCAGCGCCCCAGATGCCCTTCTGAACCAGGCCACGCGCCCAGTTTACCATGCCGTCCACCACAGCGTTGCCGTTGGGGCCGAGCTTTTTCATTTCCTCGGCTGGATCAACCATTTGGCCAGACATCAATTCTTTGGCTTGAGACTGAAGGTTGCCAACCAAATCTTCAAACTGAGCTTGGGAAATACCGTTCTCTTTTGCCCAATTTGTGACAGCTTGAGCCATTGGGTTTTCTTCAGCGCCATCGCCCCAAATAGCTGTGTCGTACTTGCCGCCCTCGGGGGCTTTGTGCTTGCCCTGCGAAATGGTCTTGCGCAGGTCAGACCAACTCTTGGCCAAAGCCTCATAGTTGGCCTCGCCCTTTTCACCGTCCCAGAAATTGTCTGGCAGGTATTCGGGTTTTGTCTTGGCCGTGCCGGGGATGTCGCCGGGCACAGCGGTCGTGGTCGATGCCCCGGCCTTGTGGTCGATATCCGCTGCTTGCGGGTTTGTGGTGGTTGTGTCGTCAGCGGCACTCACATTGTCCAGTAGGCCAGTGCTACCACCGGGCTGGTCTTGTGTGTCTGTCGTCATAGCTTCCTTGCTTGTTGAATCCGCGCCTCAATTTCCCGAACCACGGTTCGCTGCCCTTCAGCAAAGAACGCATGGCTTGGGTCAGTGCCCGGCACGGCGATGGGCACATTCACATAGACATCGCGCAGCCACTGCAGCAGCTTCTGGCCGTCCTCGGTGCCAAACACCCGCAGGTTCAACCGCGCCAGATCGTCGCGCTGCTGGTTGGCCTCGCGGACATCTGGCGTCTGCAGCTGGTCAAGATCGTCCCAGCCAGCCATTACATGACCCTTTCAGGCATCGCGCCCTCGGGCGGCATCGCCCCGGCCTGCATGGCTTGGGCTTGGGCCATGGCCATCGTGGCCTGTTGGGCCTGCATCTCTTCCATCATCACGGCACGCTCGGCAGCGGTGTTGCGCACAGACATGGGCACGCCCAGCTTGTCGCCGATAAAGTCCACAGCCGCATCGGTCTTGATGGCCATCTGGCCGTCTGGGCCAAAGCCACCCGACTGCATCATCTGCATGTACTGCATGATCGCGTTGACCTCTTCCATGTTCTGAGCCATGGCCAGCGGCGCGACCGGGGTCACCTTGACCTCCAAGCCGTTCACGCGCAGAGGCATGTCGATCAGGCCCTTCTCGTCCATGACCTCAAGGATCTTGGCGACCAAGGGGATCATGGTCTCGTTGATCAGGCGACCGAAGGCGCTGCCCAGGTTCTGAGCCAACTCCTTCATGCGTTCCACGATCTCGGTGGCCGAGCGGGCGCTCATGTTGTCAGGCGGCAGCGACTCGTCCAGCAAGATGCGCTTAATGTTCTGCACCAAGTCGTTGATCACCAGCTGGGTGACGTTGAAGTCACCCGAGCGAGGCAGGGCCTGCAGCGCTGGGCCTTGTGGGCCACCGTTGCGAGCCACCGGAATGATGGCACCGGGCACGATCCTGACCGTGTTCGGGTTCAGAACACCGTCATCTGCCGCGGTGTACACGCCAGAGACCGCCAGGCTCGCGTTCTTGAGCAGCAGTTCCTTGGTCTTGTTCAGCGTCTTGATGTCGGGCAGGGCGGTCATCAACGGCCCGCGGCCATAGATCTCGCCCGCCACCTTCATGTAGCGCGAGATCACCCATGGGCTGGACTTGCGGCGGCGATAGACGATCTCGGCCTTGCTGATCTTGTCAATGACGTGGTAGCAGTAGTCGCCACGCTTCTGGTCAAAGATGGTGGCCTCAAGCAGTTCCACATCCTCGGTGGGCTTGTCCTCAATGCGGCGCTGCATCTCGGGCGGGATCTCGGCGTCAGGCCACTGGCGTGCGATGGACTCGCCTTTCATGCGCATGCGGCGGTACACGTTGTCCACCTGGCCGTTCGCGCCTTCCTCGTAGCTCACCAAGAACAGCGGCACGGGCACGAAGTTGATCGGGCTGACATCGTCGCCAGGCTGCACCATCATGCAGGCGGTGCCCACGGCCATGTCCAGCAAGAACTCGCCGATGGCGATGTCGAAGTTCGACTGCTTCAGCGTGTCGAACATCTTGTCGCGGTAAACGTCCAGCACAGCCTGCGCAGCGCCCTTGCGGTCGGACGGGATGGCAGAGCCTGCGTCCAACGTACACCACTTGCTCTGGGGCGGGAACACCACAGACTGCAGACGGTTGGCGAAGCGCTGGGTGCTGTTGATGGCCGTCGAGTCGAAGACCCGCTGCATCTTCTTGGAGCCGATGCTGCCACCTTCCCAAACGCCATACAGCTGGCGCTGTGGCAGGGCGAACTCATAGGCGTCCTGGTACAGCTGCTGGAACTCGTCCTTCTTGGTCTGTGCCAGCTGCTGGCGCTTCATGATCTGCTCTGGCGTCAGGCGCATGCCGCCTGGTGCTTTCTTGTCGTAGTCCATCAATCAGTCCTCGTCATCCATTAGATAGCCAGCAAGCAACGTGCGCTCGGCACGGGTCAAGCTGATGTTTTTCTTCAGCTTCTTGGCGATCACAGACTTTTGCTCGTCGTCCATTTCACCGCTGTCCATGCCTGGCTTTTTCTCTTTGCCATTCTTTTCAATGCTGATTTCAATCTTCATGCTCATGCTCCTTGCAACAGTGTTCGACCACGACCACGCTGCACAGCGTTCTTGCGTGCGCCACGGCGCTCGGACATCTCGCGGTCAAGCCCCTCAACAACAGCCTTGTGCTGCGTGCTGAACTTGCCCGAGTCAAAGGCTTCAATATCTGGTGCTGTTGGCATGTCAGGCAAGCCACCTGGCATCTTGGCGTCAAAGGTCGGAATGTCTTTGGGGACATACACGTCAAAGTAATTCCGCTTCTTTTTGCCGTACCAAGTTCTGTATTCGCTGTAGGCTTGGGTCTTGATTACCGGGTCGGCCTCAAGCTCGGCCAGCTTGCGCTGGTAGTCCTCGAGCGCGGCGTTGTACTGCTGCACTTCGGCGCGGTATTTTGGCTCGATCACGTCCAAGTAGTTGCCCACAGATGCCTCGTAAGGAGCCATCTTCTCGGAAACGCCTTTCTGGTAATCCGAGAACTCTTTGGCGTACTGGCTGCTCACGTCAGCAAACTGAGTTTGGTACGAGCGAGCCAGGTTCTTGATGTCAGAACTGGTGCGCCGCGCAATGCGGCTGGCTTGTAACTGCGTCAGCTTGGTGGCCATTACATCATCCTTGTGCCAGAAGAGCCGAGATCCATGCCAAGACCAAGCTCGGCGTCCATGCGCTCTGCAGACAGCAGCGAGCGGCGACCGCCACGGGTGCGGGCCTTGAGCGTCGATGCCTCGTAGGCAGCAGCCTTGCGGCGCTCCTCGTCAGCAGCCGCTTGCACTTCCTTGGCCTGCTTTTCCATGGCCAGCTTGTTCTCGGCGTACTGCGTTTTTTGGGTCTCAAACTGCTCACGCGCAGTCTGGGCTTGCTGCTCAAGCGAAGAGCCTTGGCGAGCCATCTGCGCGGTTTGCGCAGCGATCTGCCCACGCATCGCGTCAGAGTCTTTGATCTGCTGGGCCAGCAACTCTCGCTGCTGTCGCTCTGCGTCCTTGCGCGACTTGCGAGCCTCGCTGGCTTGGTAGCCACCCGTCAACAAAATAGCACCTGCAATCCAAAGCGGCATAGTTAACCTCCAATCAAAACTTCATCAATTTGATCTTCATCGACAACGTCAGTTGCATGGATGCAAAACCAAACCACATCTGTAATTGCCACGATCTCATGGTGCTTGTTGGCCGCAACGGTCAAACAAGCAGGCGCGTGATATTCGTTTTTCACGCCGTCAACCTCAACAGTTACAGACCCCTCTGACAAGATGCTGAGATGGTCATACTTGTGCGCATGACTCACAGCAAAATGCCCGGCTGGGATCTTCATCTGGCGCGCATAAACGCCAGAGCTGAAGTGGTGAACAATTCCAAGATCAATGTCAATACTCATGCTGGCAATTCTATTGGTGATTGGCCACAGGTCAACAAGGCGATTCCACAGTGATATCAGCCAAAGATGTCAAAGTCGGTGTTGGCCATGGTTTGCGTCTGCGGCTTGCCGCCCAGCTGGTGGCCACGGGTCATGCGGTTGTACTCGCCGCCGCCCAGCATCAGGTAGCCGAACGAATCGCCGATGTGCGAATGTTCGTTCTTGTTGGGCGCGTCCCGAAAGCGCTCCTGGCCAGCGCCGACCGCCACGCGCTTGAAGTGGTAGCCGCCGCCCAGCGCTTTGCGCAGCAGCTTGCACTCGCGGTTCACCAACAATCCGGGTTTACCCTGTATCAGGCGCTGCATTGGCGCGGCTGATGCCTCGCGGCGCACCTTGAAGTCGTTGGACGCTGTCGGCTGTGCCCGCAGGCCAAGCGTTCGCAAGAATTCAAAGCTGGTCACCTCGTAGATCGCGTCCCGAGCCTGGCCAGCGGGGTCGCCCCACAGCAAAACCTGGTGGTTTGGGTACAGCGCATTGAGATCTGCCAGCAGCTGCAGGCCAAAACGCTCGAGGCCCATGTCAAACGTGACGATTTCCTTGTGAATC